AGAAAAGAAGGTTCTTGAATGTAAAGAGCCTCCTAAGCCTTGGTATAAACCATGGCAACAAAGTAAACCTAAATGCCCACAAAAACAATGATCGTCCTAATCAAGCCTATTCTATTCGCTTTTCTCAAGTCAGATTCAGTTAAGAAACTTGTAGTAGATTTACTAGAGGCTTATGTATCTAGAACTGACAACAAGCTTGATGACCAAGCACTAAAAGTGGTTAAAGAAAAACTATTTAGCTAATGAAACGAGCCACAGAGAAGCAGTTTGATGAACTGCACGGTATTCTTACAAAAGAGTTTCTTGCTAGGATTAAATCAGGAGAAGCTACTACAGCTGATCTAAAAGCTGCAGCTGACTGGCTCTTCAAAAATGATATAACTGGTATTGCTATTGATAACACTGCTTTAGGCAATTTAGCAGACATAATGCCTAGTATAGATTTCGACTCAGTACAAAAGGCGGTTAAACATGGCTCCTAAAAAGAAACCCTACTCACAACTTAAATCAAGTGCGAAGAACTACCGCAATAATGAAGCCTCTCGGAAACATAAAAATTCCGAGCAGCGTAAGCGCAACAAAACGCAAGCGAACAAAGACTATCGATCCGAACTCAACAGAGTCCGTCGTGCTGACGGAAACTACGGAAAGGGAGGAGACGACTATTCTCACACCAAGAGTGGTAGAATAGTACGTGAGAATCCTTCTAAAAACCGAGCACGTAATAGAGGAAGAAAATAGTCTATGACACCACTACTTCCATCATCCGAACACTATTTACAAAACCTTTATGCCATGCAATCACAAGATGCAAAACGTCTTTGGAGAAAAGCTATAAAGGAGAAAAACAATTATGAATGTATTTATTGTGGACACAAACATCCTGAACAACATCTTACTATCGACCATGTACACCCTCGTAGCCTGGGAGGTAATAACTTCTCATCAAACTGTGTACCAGCATGTATTGAGTGCAATCAGAGCAAAGGAAGTAGCTACTGGTTAAGTTGGTTTAGATCAACTTTTCCGCCAAACCCATTAACTGAACAACGAATAGTTCAGTGGATTCAATAATTTATTAAAACTATGTGTGCAATTGGCAGCCAAAGACCTGCGATGCCTGTAAAAACTAAAGGTGCTGATGATAAACCTGTATTCCAAGACTATCAACAACAGCAGCAAGCTGCACAACAAAAACAACAGGAAGCATCACAAGCAGAACAGATAGCAGCAGCAAGAACTACAAAACCAGGTCAAGAAGAATCTAGACCAAAACGTAAAGCACAAGGGACTCAAGGGGGTTCATCACTGAACATTGATAAAGGTGGAGACTACAACAAAAGTAGTTCATTAAATATACCTTCTAATTGACCCCTAGGAGGCTCCCTGTGGGCCTCCAATCCCTTATTGTATAGAAACACCTATGACAGACATAGAGAAGCAGTTACACGGCGATTTTAGATATTTTCTAACAGCTGTGTGGACACACTTAGCACTACCACCTCCAACAAGAGCACAACTTTGTATTGCAGATTATTTACAGAATGGACCAAAAAGATTACAGATCCAAGCCTTTAGAGGTGTTGGTAAATCTTGGATTACTGCTGCATTTGTTCTTTGGACGTTATTTACTGATCCAGATAAGAAAGTTATGGTCGTATCCGCATCTAAGGATAGAGCAGATGCGTTCTCAATTTTCTGTCAGAGATTAATATTAGAAGTCCCTTGGTTAGCACATTTAAAACCTAAGAATGATGACCAAAGATGGTCCCGTATATCTTTTGATGTAGGACCAGCTAAACCCCACCAAGCACCATCCGTGAAATCCGTTGGTATCACAGGTCAGTTGACTGGAAGTCGTGCAGACTTGATGGTTCTAGATGACGTGGAGGTACCAAATAACTCAATGACGGAGATGCAACGTGAAAAACTTTTGCAACTGGTTACTGAATGTGAGTCTATCCTTACTCCTAAGTCTACTTCTCGCATTATGTTCCTTGGAACTCCTCAGACCACGTTTACTATCTATAATAAGCTACGAGAACGGAACTATAAGCCATTTGTATGGCCTGCTAGATTCCCTAGAAAGGTGGCTATGTATGATGGTTTACTCGCACCCCAATTAGTAGAAGATTTAGAGAATGAAACTGAACTTACGTGGAAGCCTACAGACACTCGTTTTCAGGAACGAGACTTGTTGGAACGTGAGTCTAGTATGGGTCGGAGTAACTTTATGCTTCAATTTATGCTGGACACTTCTCTGTCTGATGCTGAAAAGTTTCCTCTCAAATTTGCCGATCTCATCGTCACTCCGATAAACCCTACACATGCTCCAGAAAACATTATTTGGTGTTCTGACCCTAAGAACATTATTAAAGACCTCCCTGCCGTTGGCTTACCTGCTGATTATTTTTACTCGCCTATGCAACAACAGGGTGAGTGGAGAGAGTACGCAGAAACGATCTGCTCCGTTGACCCCAGCGGACGTGGAACGGATGAGACGGTTGCATGTTATTTAAGTCAATTAAATGGCTTCATTTATTTACATGAGGTAAAAGCCTTTAGAGATGGATACAGTGATGACACACTCCTCTCAATATTACGAGGTTGTCGTAAATATAAAGCGACTACCATACTTATTGAGAGCAACTTTGGTGACGGTATTGTTGCTGAATTATTTAAAAAACACTGCCAAAACACAAAAACAAGTTTAAACATAGAGGAGACAAGAGCTAATGTTAGGAAAGAAGACCGTATTATTGACAGTCTTGAGCCTGTCCTTAATCAGCACAGGTTGGTTATTGACCCCTCGATTATTACCTGGGATTACAAATCGAACCCTGAAGTGGCTCCTGAACTTAGATTGCAGTACATGCTCTTTTATCAAATGTCACGTATGTGCCGTGAGAAGGGAGCGGTTAAACATGATGATAGACTCGATGCCCTTGCCCAAGGAGTTAAATGGTACACAGATGCCCTCAGCCTTTCCGCAAATAGACAAATTGCCATAAGAAAAGCTGAAGAATGGTCAGACCACATGGATGCTTGGTTAGACGATCCTCAACAGGAACTTAACCATATGGTATTCGGAATGGATATGAATCAGAAAAGACAAGCAAGAGGTTTAAGTAAAGGTAAACCTCTACCTACCTGGGTTTCTCGCTAAGGGGACAGTGTAACACGGGGAAGTGGTGCTCCTCGTGTGTGGAAACAGCGGTCAAAAATTAGGGGGTCTTCGGATCCCCTTCTATATCATGAATAGACGAAGTCATGATCTTATCTCCTTCTACACCTAATCCACCTATATTACAATGAACCGTAAACTTCTCACCAAAGTTATTTCAATAGTACTCCTTCTAAGGATAGCAGGACCAGTATTATTGTTTTCATATTATTATTTTAACAAAGATGGAAGATCAGATACGACAATTAATGGCTGAGATTGTAGAGAGAGCTAAAAAATCAGATCTTCTTCAAACCAGGTATGGTAACAACAAAAGAGGATTAGAAGCTGCTCTTAGAAAAGATAACCGTTTGTTTGAAGTCTTTTATCCTGACCTATTCTTTGAATTTGGTGATCTAGAGATGAACTACCACCCTAAAACAGGTAGATGGAATTTAGATATAGGTTCTCTGGATATTATGAAGGATAATCCACATGCTCAACAATGGTTTGCTGAAAAATACCCTGGTAAAGTTTGGGATCTATTAAAAGAGGATACTCGTAAACTTATGGCCATGAGTTACGCTGAAGAGTTCTTAAAAATTACCCCTCCAGGAACTGTAGTGAATGTTAAAGGTGCTCATATTTCAGCAGTTAGAGATGTTCAAAGTGGAGCGAAAAATATCCCTAAAGTAAAGAGAGGTAGATCAATAGGACAACGTAAACAAGATATCTATGAGAAAAGATTCCTTAGAAATCCAGACTTCACTAAAGAGGGTGGTGTACTAGTATACCGTAGTGGTACAGGAGCTGCACAAAGAGGTCTTGGTATAGATCAAAAACCTAGATCCATAGGAGCTGCTGGCTTTGGTGCAGAATTAGCGCCATCTACTGGTGCTGGTTGGGATGCTCATAGAGTAGCTAGAGTAGGTAGAAGAGCTGCCTCTGTACTACCTGTAGTAGGAGCTGGATTCGACGCATGGGATATAGCTGATAGAACTAATACAATTAACCAAAAACTTGCCTCTGACTCTGATTATGAAGGCTCTATGGAGCATAGATTAGATCTACTCCAAAGAGGTATCTCAGGAGCTACTTTAGGTACTACTTTCTGGGCTGAACCTGCTAATATGGCACTAGGTCTTACCAATTTAGGTATAGATGCTAGTAGATGGATTGGTAGTAAGTTTAATCCAGAGGAAGAAACTAGAGATAACCCTGTTTATAGAGGCTTAGGCTACGCATCACACGCTTTATTTTAACACATGACCACACCCACAAACCCACCAAGACAGATTAAACAACGTTACTACTATATATTCTGGTCTATTGCAACTATTGCTGTTGTAGCAGGTCAGATATATGTAGCTAGCGGTTATCGTAGTTTAGCGGAGGCATTAAGATCAACTCTCGTAAGCTAATGAAGCAGCTGAAGAAAGCAGAGAAATGTATAACTCGTAAAAAAGCTCAAAAGATTATTAAAAAGTATGAAAAAGCCAGAATTGCTCTACACGACACCCAGAGGAGCGACAATACACTCATATGACCTAGAGGGTGGTAAGAGGACGTTTGAACGCTTCCTGGCTTGTTATTTAGGCTCCTGTGTGTTCACAGGGAGTATGGATGAAGCTAAAGAAGCTCTCCTCAAATTTTAACATAATTTTTCGTTGGGAATATACGCTGGGGCGAAGGCAACAACCCCCATAGCCCCATCAAAATGTCAGCATTTCGACACCATCGAGGGTGCAAACCCTGGGGTTTTTTTCGTTTTGTAGTGCACCACTGGGATTTGGAAGCACACTGTTACATTTCTTCACCGATCTGTTGACATTTGATTTGATTTGCTCCATGATTAGGGAGTCCTTCAGAAATGGTCTTATGGATCTTTTTGATTTCGTTGATTATGTTTATTCATTCTATGGATCTAATGGTCTATATGATATGAATGCAACTAGGAACCAGATCCTTTCAGTAATCAACATGTGGTTAGATCTTGATTCCATGACATGGATTGGCAAAAATGCTGAGTTCTGTTATGATTCAACTGATCGGGAAATCATCAGGGATTACTTAATTAAAGACTTTGGTCTTGTATTTCCTGATTAGGTAGATTGGATTAAATGGAGAGTTCGATTCTCTCCACTACCATTTGTTAACAAGTGTTAAGCACCAGTTGACAATCAATTCATTCTTTGCAATGATTAAATCAAGTCGGGAAACAAGCCGATTTAAAACAAACTCAAGAATCTTAAATGATTAGCGTGTTGGTAGCACGTGACACCAGAGCGAAACAGAGCGACCTGGGATTGAGTGGAAGAGCTAGCCGATCTCTGCAGTTCGGGAGCCTACCTGCTAAGGTGTTATGAGCATCAGCTAAAAGAGCGAACAGGCAATGAAGCTACATAGTTAGTGAATAAGTCCTGATCATTTGGTTGTTCATCCAAAACCCTGAGAAATCTTCTATAAACTAAGTCAGAGTTTACTGCTTGATAGTCACTGATTAATTATTATTAAATCAAACTTGATAGAGGTTTAACAAAACGAGAACTTACTGCTTTATAGTTCGTCACCAGTGAGGAGAGGTATGTGAAAGTTTAATTAGACTCAACAATGAGTTAGGATAACGACAAGATCCAACAACATGTGATTCAAATCCCCTGAATTATTAAAGAATGTAACGAGGTGCAAGTCCTCTGATGCTCCTTGCTGTACAATGAGTACAGTTCACACACAGAACCATGATCAACCTTGAACAGATTGAATGTGCACTTGATGACGCTGCTAACGTTGTCTTCGCACTCAAGGCTGCAAGAGAAGCACTAACCGAAAAACAATGGGACAACCTCGATCCCTACGTTATGGATGTGCTTGATCACGCTTCAGATTTAGAAGCATCCATGCAAATGGAAGACATAGAGGGTTAAGCCTCAAGGCAGGTGCAAATCCTGCCATTGTCCTTGCCACTCACTGAGAGTGGTTAACTATTAACACCATGAGAAAGATTGAACACGGTATGATCCAAGCAATCATTGATCAGCGTAAACATTGGTGTAAAGCAAACACACGTGTTGAGTTTGATCCGGTTACTGATCTATCAAGAATCTTCTTACATGGCCACTGGATAGCAGAATATGACCATAACAATATGGGTCTTGCTATCAACAACCAGGGCTATGAAACAAACACAACAAAGTCAAGGCTTAATGCTTTAATAAACTTTGTTTGTGACCCTACACAAAACGGTATATTCCAGAAGAATTGGAATTGGTTTATCACAAAAGATGGAGAGACTGAGGACTTTCCTTCTGGTGCATGGTATACTGTTTGATGAAGGTATCCTTTAGGCCACCATCACAAGTGGCCTGACTGATACACTCAATGTGTATCCTATTTACTAATGGAGTCTTATGACTTACTTCAACACCTTCGAAGAATTCCTCGATGATCGCTTTGATGATTTCGATGAGATCAAAGACATCCATGAATATGGGATGGCTGGCGGTTTCAACGGGTTCATATATCACAACGAACTAGAGGACATCTACAGACAGTATGAGGATGATATCCTTGAGAGTGTAGAAGACTTAACCACTGAATCACCATTTAGTTATATTGCTAATGAATGTGAATCATTGAATGAGTACTTCTCACGAGCTGTCTGGACTGCAGTTGAATCCTGGGCATTAACAAAAGTTAATGAAAGGCTTGACGATGAGTCGATCTTCGAAGATGATTATGCAATGGCTAACGCCTATTGATGCTCTCCTCCTGCCCTTTCGAGGGCAGCATGAGGGTTTCTACCCTCGTTGTTTCTCACATGTCTCACAATGACAACTACAACAGCACCAACTACTAAACCTAAGCGCCGCCGTGCTAGGAGACGTAAGGCAACTGTTATGAACCAACAACAACCCATTAAAGTAGAATTACCAGTGATCAAAGATGAGTTCAAACCCAGTCGTGTTGAGCACGTACGACCTGATGTTCAACTAATAAACCGAGAGGCTTATTGGAATGATTTCCAGAATCGTATGAAGATCCATGACTATGAGGTAACTGAAGCCATCCAAGATCTAAAGGTAGCTATACAATGGACCAACCACCTTGCACAAAGAGTGGTAACTAAAATAAAGGACGTCGCACCATGACTTCCTTCATAGTGTGGGGATGCGTAAGCATCCTCATTTATATCTTTCTAAAGAACACCATTAACCATCCTTAACTATGTTGACTTTTGAAACCACACACGAGTATCACATGAAGGAAACAAACCTTCACTACTGTGGTGCTCACGATACGCTAATCATTAATGATCAAGATTATGAAAACCGTATCGTGATTGATGGAGTAACCACTGAATCTTTAATTAGTTTCGTACGTTATGCAATCAAGAACAATCCCGAATTGGCAACATCATTCAAGCAAGTTGTCGAAGAGGAGACTAAGACCTCAAAAGCTACGACAAAGTCGAGCAAGATTAAAGCAGTTTCTTAAAACGTATGCACAAAATCCACAAACCGATGACAAAACCACCATCATCACGTGAGTGCGACCTGCCTGTGTATCATGTTTCATTACAGATGCAATTGGATGCCAGCCCTAGTGACTGGCTCCTTTCTCACATAAGGGAAGCACTGGACGAAGATGAATATGTAGTTCTTAAGGATTGTCATGAGATAGTACAACGTGACTGCTCAACGGAGCATCATGGGGGCTATCAGAATGGATCTAACTAAAGAAGAACTATCATGGATATACTGGGGTTTACAGGCTCAACGAGCCTACCACTGCACACCAGACATACCGTATGGTGTAGTATTATGGGAACCCTGGAAACAAACATTCCTAAACAAAGTTATCTACGAACAAAGCACTATGTCATGTACTAACATGAGAACTAAACTCATTAATGCTCTAAAGGCTCACGCCAATGGAGAGATACAAAAACATCTAGCAAACGTTGAGGTTTACTTAACTAATCCAGCTGGTATTGGAGAACACTCTGATATAACAGAAGCGATTGGTTGTGAGCTTGACAAGATAGCTAGATACCATGATCAAATTGAAGTACTAAACAACTACGTGGTTAAGAAAGATGCGTAAACAAATGAATTTCACCGAGCAAGAGCTTGATGTTATCATTACTGCTCTGCAAAACGAGTGGTGGTTTAAGTATGACCCATTGATAGAAGTATCAGTGCGTCCTTACCATGATCTATTACACCGTATTTCTTTAGCCCGTGAAAATCTACAAGCAAGAACCACATCAGTTCTCGAATAAGCCTGTGTATTATGCTATTGTATTTCTCCTGGCATTCCTTAGTTGTGTGTCATGGCAAGTACAAGAACAGAAGCACAACCCAGCACCACAAAAACACTTTAGGACATTCTAATGGCACGAAGGGATTCATTTGACAATCGAATAGATGAAGTTAGTTTATGGAAAGCAACCGATGAACTAACTATGTTCGATATTGAAATGGGTCTTGGTGCATCAATCAGTTGGGATCTACCACCTGCTTACAGATGTATCATTAGATCCAAACATCCTGAAACCGGAAAGGTTACAGAAAAAGCTTATCGTCAACCTACTGCAGCAAAGAAGCATCTAGCTAAACTATTCTGTGATAATCATGACGATGTAGTTATCATGACTGAAGACGCACTACACGCACCAGCACACGACTTATGAAACTAAATCCTATTGACTTTGGTGAAGTTCTAGAAGAGATGGGCTACACTGTAGAAGATGATACTGGTCAGGTCTGGGTACCTGCACCACATGAAAACTACTTTGAAGCTCAACGATTTCTATTAGAACTAGTATTACAAGACCATCTCATCATTGATAGAGATCATCTAGAAATGGAGATGAGTTACTTTATTCCACATTGGAAATGTTTCAATAGTATACAAGACTATTGTGACGCTTACCCTAACGACAAGGAGTGTTTAATGTATGATGTATGATTTACATCAGATCGAAATTGATCAACTTAACCCTGAAGAATACTCTATGTTTCTAGCTTATGGCGACACCTTTCCAAATCAAACAACAGATCCAGCTAGAACAGGAAGCGATATCTTGTGGGAAAACACGCTTGATGAACTCTATCAAGTCCCTGGAAGAGAAGTCGTACGCATCAGCAAGTGTGTACGGAATCGCAAGTATCTCGGCGGCTCTACCTTTAGTCATGAAAGAGGTAGACTTATCCTTTAAAAATCTAAACAAAGGACAAGCTGGCCAATACTATAAACCTATAGCGGATCATCTATCTAATTTAGAATCACTCGCTATCTCTACTATTGCACTTAAGATTATCTTTGATAATGTATTTAGTTGCAGAAGAGATTCAGATCTACTACCTCATGTGTTAGTATCTATAGGATCTGCATTAGAACAAGAGTGTAAGTTTAGGTGGTATCACCGTGAACACCCTAAGCTTATGAAATATATTGAAGATAAATACTTTCATGAATCATGTGGTACGCAACAAAAGGTTGCTATCGCACGTACTATCTTCAATCGTAACGATATTTCCTGGGATAACTGGGGAATTAAAACACGTACTCAACTGGGTGCGTGGTGTTTAAAGGCCACCATCAC